CGCGTTCTTCTCGCTGCGGATTCGGCTGCGGACGTTCGGGTTCCAGTTCTGCCCGGCGCGGCCCAACATGGCGACGGCCTCGATCCCAAACTCGGCGGCGACGGTCGGCGCGAACGCGGTCACGGTGCTGAATTGCCGCCCGCCCGCGTCTATGCCCCACTTGTCGATGTGGATTCCCTGCGCCACGATCTCGCGGGCGTGTGCTTTCAGGGCGGCGAAGAGCCGGGCGTTAAACTCGGTGTCGTTCAAGTTCTCCGGGATTCGTATGCGGGTGACGTGGTAGGACGTGACAAGCGCGGTCAGCCGTATGTCGAAGGTCGTGATCGCCGTGGTTATCGCGTAGCCGGGGTTGATGTCCGTTGCGGCGGCGGTGAAGACGGTCGCGGGCGGTATGGTCTTCGGCGGAACGCCGCGCCGGACGCGGGAGAGAATGTGCCGCGCCGACAGCTCGAACGCGAACGCATTGCGCGGCGGCTGCATCTGGTATTCGCTCATGAACGTCGCCTCGCCGTCGCGGAGTAAGATGTTCATGGCGTGTTGGATTCCCGAAATCTCGGTGGCCGGGTCGAAGTTTCGCGGATTCAGGACGGACGCGCCCGCGTCCATTTCCTTGCGGTGTTTCCTGTAGAAGCGATTGGCCGCAATGTGCGGCAAGCGGTCGGCGGCTTTCTCGGCGTTGAATATGTCCCAATACTCGGCCCAATAGTCGCGAACGCCCTTACGCTCGTCGGCGGTCGCCTCCGGGTTGTGGCACGTCGGCCAGGCCGTCACCATCTTGTAGGTCTTCGTCTTCCATCCGGGGTCGGCGGCGAACGTCTCGGAAAGGTCGTCGGCCTCAATCGGCGTCGAGGTCATTATGGCCGCTATCTTCTTGCGGTGCCCGGCAAGCCCCATGAAGGTCTTTTTGATCTTCGCTGCCATTTTGCCGACCTGTCCTTCGCTCTGCGCCTTGTCGTCGTTCTGCAAGTCATCGAAAATCAGGAAGTCCGGGCGGAGTATGCCCTTTGCCTTGCCTCGCGCCCCGGCATTAAAGCCAACGGCGTCAAGTATCACGCCGGACGACGGGAAAGGTTGCCCCGTGCGTGGGTCTGCGACGGACGGAAACACGATGCGGTCGGCGGCCTTGCGCGGGTTCGTCGGCTTGCCGTGGTACTTCTGGGTTTTTGCCCGCTGGTATGCCCCGGCCAGTTTCAGGAATGGCAGGGCGATTTCGGGGAAGTCCTGAATGAACGCGGGGCCGGACGTGACGGCGGCGAAAATGTCCTCGATGATGTTTGAGGCGTTGCCGTCGTTCGCGCCGACCACCACTTCGTAGCGTCTGCGCCCGGTCGCGGCAACCCACAACGCCGCGCCCTTAGTATAGGCGGTCTTGCCGTGGCCTCTGGCGACGCGGATGTGGTAGGGGATCGAAGCGTCGCCGATTGCCTGTTCCATGTCGCGGACAATCGGCTGCATGGACGGCGGCGGCGGGATTTCCAGAAACGCGCCCGCGCCGGGGTCGTCGTTCGTGCAATAGGCGCGGAGAAAATACAGGAAGTCGCGCTCGGCCTTGCGGCGGCGTTTCCAGTCGATCCCGGCAAGCGCGGCGTCAAGGTCGGCGCCGATGTCCTGATACTTCGCAACATGGTCGGCGGCACGTTCCGCGCCAGTTTTCGCGTCTGCGGTCGTGTAGGTGATCTCAAAGTCTGCCTCGGTAGGTTTCAGCCGTTCATTTATCCCCAAAACAAGGCAAACAACCTCGGTCGCGCCGTGTTCTGTCAAAAACCGCCTATAAAATCCCAACGTCCGCCCGGTGGTAGCAACGTCGTCCACGAAAAGGACGCGCTGCCCGCCTATGTCGCGGCGAAGTTCAATGGTCGCCGCCTCGCCGTCGAAGTCTATCTCGGCTTTGTGGCTGTACTTGCGGCTCTTTACTTCCGCCGTCCGCACAAGGTCGCTGCCGAGTAGTTTCTGGAGCTGCGTCTCGGCTTGCGTGTGGCCGGGACAAGCCAAAATCACGTCGCAACCGAAATGAGCGGCAACGCCGCGGATCTTGGCGCCGAAAAGTCCGGCGTTTCGCCCCTGTTTCTTGAATCTGTACACCAATTCGGTGTCCCGCGCCTGTTGGTAATGGCCGGAAGCGCGTGAGCCAAACAAGGAAACATAGCGGAAAAACCCATAAAAGCCACTATGTTCTAATAATCTGCACTTGTTTTCCATTTTTTTGCGCTTCTCGTATCGTGTACGCAGTTCCTCGGCTCTTGCCGTCCCAAAAAGCAACTAAGCGGTCGCAAGCTGCAACGATTTCCCGGTTGCGGATAAGTGGCGCACCGCATCCAAATCGCGCATAATCTGGCAAAAATTCAATCACGGCAAGCCCGCGCCGCCGCGCTTCCGTCGCCGCAAGGGTGTCCGCGCCTCGCGCTCCGCCCGAAACGATAACGTCCCCGGCTTGTGCTCCTATGGCGGTAAAATCAATTTTTTCGACCATGCGGCTTCCGATAACTGCTATTTTCATAGTTTGGTGGTTGTTTTCGTTAGGCGAAAAACGCGCGAGACCTCGGCCTGTGGGCGCAAGGCGTCGATTGCTGACAGTACCTTGGCGGGGTTGATTGCTGACACAATGGCACGTGCGCTTGATTTTTGCCCCTTGGCGGCGTTTCTCGGTCTCGGGGTGCGTACTTATACCCCCAAACGTCCTCGCGCTCACAGGGGTGTTTTTCGTGGTTTCACGGCATACACCGAAAACGGGCATGGCTTCACTCCTCGCCGAAGTCAAAAAACTCTTGGACGTGCCGTGGTTCGTCTGGCTCTTCGCTTGCTTGCCGTCCCCCGTGGCCCTTGTCCCACGTCTGGAAGATTGCCAGCATGGGCATTTTGCGGAGCATGCCCTCCCATATTGCCTTGGTGGTGGCGCGTCCGATGTTTGCGCCGATTTCGTCGACTGTCTGTTCCCACCTCTCTCGGTGCACCCTGTCGCCGTACTTGATGGAAGCCTTGAGGAACTTGGCGAAGTAATGCCGGAAAGACACGGGTGTGCCGTGCCGTCTGATATGCTGGAGCAGTAGCAGCTGAATGGGGTCAAGGTCGAAGAGGTCAAACAGGAACTGCCGCAGTTTGTCCTCGATGTCGCTGGGTAGGCCCGTCGCCTGTTCGCTTGCCGCCTGTGGCATGGCCGCTTGCAGTTCGCTCTTGTTGTGCGGCGTGTGTTGGATTCTGATGTCGTCTTGCGAGACGCGGTTGCACGTCTCGCAATGTTTGCCGATTCCACGGCGACAGTTGTGACAGGCGGTAATCATATATTTACATTCTCCCAGCCTTTGCTTTTGCGTCAAAAACTCCAATCGGCGACAAGTTTTGCGGAAAGGTCGGTTTTCGAGAAGTTCTTTTTCGTGCGAACGGCGACGTAGTGCCGGGCAAGGTCGGCAATCCACCGGGCAGCCGTAGTCGCGTCATTCAGGAAAAACACGGGGACGCCGTATGTAGCGAATACCGACAACGCAAAACCCCACAACGCGCCGTGGGCGTCAAGGCCACAATGGTGGTGGAAGTCCAGCACTTCGCTGGCGGTCGCCGTCACAATCACGGCGGCGCAGTCGTAGTGTCTCATGCGCTCAAGTTCGCGGTTGAACCGTTTTTTCGGCTTCTCGCTGTGCGCCTCGTACCCGCCCATCATGGTTCCGGCGAAGTCTTGGAGACTCTTGCGTTCGATTGCAAAGCAGTTCTCCCACCCCTTGATCGAATAATCGCCCGTGTGAAGCGTTCCCGATTCGACGGCGACGGATTCCGGCCAGTCGGTCAGCGGTGTCTGTTCGCGGGTGTCCTCGATGATGGTGAGGGCGGGCTTTTTGGCTTTCAGTTTACGCGGCATTTTTTCGTCCTTTCAGGCAACCTCCCAAAACCTCCCAAAAACTCCCAAAAGGGGGCTAACGGGGGTGGGGAAAAACTCCCAAAATACCTCACAAGGGCAAAAGCCCCCTATAAGGGGGGCTTTTCCCTTGGGAGTTGGGAGTTTCTTTCCCCCTAATGTCCCAAATTTGGGAGGTTGTTTGGGAGGAAGGGTTTGGGAGGTTCTTTTCATGGGTCAAAAAAGCATCTCTTGTTCGGGGTTCAAATCGGCGATTTCGGCGGCGGCGTCCGGGGCATCGGCGGCGACGAAATACGCGCCGCGTCCGCTTCCGATTTCGCGCAATCCAAAACGTGCTGGATCGGCGGCGATTAGGTTGTAAGCGGCCTCGTTCGTGGAACGGCTGCAGCCCGTCTTGGTCTTCGTCAACTTTGAAACCCAGTCGCGTTGTCCGCGTGAAGCGGACGCGGGGCGGGCTTCCGCCGTCCATGCCGTTCGGATCAGTTCGGCGATCACTTGGGCGCAACGCTCGATCGGGGGCGGCTGGTTCGGCTTGGCGGCGGTGTTGGTCGTCGCGCCTTTTTTCAGTTCGGCAAGCTGCGCGGCGTCCGGCTCCACCCAGAAAATCATGCCTTTGTCGGCGTACTCTGGTAGCCGGTTCGCGTAGCAGACCGTTTTCTTCGTCGTCGGCTTGCCGTCTGGATCGCGCCACGCCAGCTTGTCGCCGTGCTTGGCGGCGATAAGGTCGAAGACGCCGGGCAACTTTCCGCCGTTCCACGGGGTCAGCACAAGGGCGGAGCGGATGTAGTTCGTAAATTCGCCCGATCCGCTGCCGAGGTATGCCTTGAAAATGTCGCCTTGGTTCATGGCGTCGCGGTTCGGCTTGCCCGTGTGGTGAATGATGATGCAGCCGCATTTCGTGTCCTCGTTTTTGATTAGAGGGTCGATCCCGTGGCGCAAGAACGCGGTCATGGCTCCGCCGTCGTTCAAATCTCCACCAAAAAACGCAAAAAGCGGATTTATTATCAATAAATCAAAGTGGTGCTTTTCTTGTTTTCGCCGTAAGTGTTCGACGAAACGCGCCCCGGTCGATCCGTCAAGGGCGCAAAAGGTCACGCGGCTTTCGGCCTCCTGTATCTGCTCCGATGTCCAGCCCATATCGGCGGCAAGTCCGATGCGGATTCGGTCGCGGAAGTTCGCCACGTCGTATTCGTCGTCCTCGCTCTGGAAAATGCCGATTTTCAGCGGCTTCAACGGGCGGACGCCGAGGCACTCTTGCCCGCCCGCCCAAACTGTCGCCGCTTGCATGGAAAACGACGATTTACCAACGCCGCTCGTCGAAACGATGGCCCCGCAAGCCCCGCGCCGGAGCCAACGGTTCTGAAACAGGCAGTCGGGGTCGTCTTTGTCCGGGCCGGGCGTCTCGAACGTGTCAAGGGTGCGGTCGGATTCGGCAAGCCGTCGCCGATAATCGGCGACAATGGCGGCGAGGTGCGCTTCGATGTAGGGCGTCGCCAGTTCAGCAAGCGGCCGCCCGCCGATGTGCCCGTCGAAAAACGCCGTGTTGCCGGAACACGTCGAAGTTGTCCCGCGCTTCAGGATCTGAAAACATTTTTAGCGGGTCGAATTTCGCCGCCTTGACCGCTTTCTTCGCGGCCTTTGCCGTTTCCGGCGCAATCATGGACGCCAACACGATCAACTCGCGATCGTGCGCGGTCAGGTTCTTTTCGTCGCTCATGGCTAAAATATCTCCAATTCGCGCCGCGCAAGGTCGGCGTCAAGGTACAACAGGGTCTGCCGCTTGCCCTTGTCGGCGCGGAACGCCCCGGCGAGGCGCGTGTGTATGGCAGGGTTCATCGTCGGGGCAAGGTCTATCCGCTCCGCCGGATTGTCGGAAGACGCAAACAGGCGCACAAGAGCGTCCATTTCGCCGCGCCATTTGGCGTCGTCGTTCTCGTTCCGATCTTCTCGCAGGGTGCGTGTCGGCGGTAGGGTTTTCAGGCGGCGGTCGTGCGCTTCGTGGATTAGCAGCACGGCATGGATCGACTTGCCGCCGGAATAGCAAAGCGAGACGACGCGGCCAGGCTTCCGCCGGATCAGCGCGGCGAAAAGTGCGCACTGGTCGGCAAGCGGCATGGCGTCAAACTCCAACAGGGCGAACGGAAACGCGGCGACGGTCGCGGCGCAATCGAACGACGGGAGACCGTCTTTCGTCCGCCCCTCTTTTCCGGTCAGCGGATTCAGCGAAACGTGGGTCGGTATGTCGGCAAGCCCGGCGCGGATCGTGTCGGCAAGGGCGCAAGGCGTGACAATTCCGCCACGCTTTCCACGTGGAACATTCGCGCCGATTTCCCCCGCCCATATCTGCCAACGCCAGTCCGCGCCGAGCGCGTTCAAGTGCGCTGCCGCCTGTTCCGCCGGGGCGGTCGGGATCGCGGTCGGCGACATTTCGCGGAGGCTCTTGGAAGTCGCGCCGCGCCCCTCGATCACAAGCCGCGCAACCGTGCCGCGAATGTTCGGCGGCAAGGCGCGTCGTGCCGCTTCGCGCTTCTCGGCGGCGGTCGGCTCCTTCGGGGCTTTCCAGATTCGATCATACGCGGCGGTCGCGGCGGATCTGTTTTTCGCCGCCCAATCCTTCTCGCCGCCCAACTCGACGGTGCGGGCCGCGTGTTCGACGGCGCGTCGGACGGCGGACGGGTTCGGTCGCTTGTCGCCGGGCGCGTTCGCCATTATGTCGGCGTAGAGTTCTTCGGGCGGGATTCCGGCGCGGCGTCCGTACAGGGCGACGGCGGCGAGGTTCGCGTCCCGCGTTCCGGGCGTAAGCGCGGCAAGGGCCGAGGCGTACTTCTCGCGCTGCCAGTTCTGGAAGTTCGCGTCGGTCATGGTTCGCGGCGAATTAGCGGGATGTAAACGACGGGCGCGAGGTAGATTTTCAGGCGGTAGGATATGGCGGTCGCCAGTTCCTTCAACGCGCCCTCGGATTTATGCCAGCCGTCCAGAAGATAGATGGCATCGCACGTTTCAAGGGCGTGAATTTCCGCCGCCATTACCGCCGCCAGAAGCGCGGGGTCGGAGTTTATCTGTTCGGGCGTTCCGTAGCCCGCGCCGATCTCGACGGGGTTCACCACGTCCCAACCGACGGCGCGGTGTGATTCCGCGTAATCGTTAAACTTCGGATAGTTGAAGTTCGGCAAGCCGCGCATTGGCCCGGCTATGTAGATTTTCGGCTTTTTCATGCTCTCTCCATGTTGTAAAGTTCAGCCTCGGTCTTGATCGCAATCGCCAGATACGGCGACGGCCCCCAAACCTTGGCCGTGGATTTCGTGAATACTTGGGCGTCGTCTTCCCAATAGCGCAAGCGGGTCAGCACGTCGAGGAGTGCTTTCTCCAGATTGTCAAGGTCTGGGCGGACGGTGTGCGCAATCTCACGCCCCGCGTTCGTCACGCGCTTCGGCTCGCTCTTTCGGTACGGAAAGCACCACCGCGCCTGAAAGTACACGGGGCCGTGGAGTGGAACATCCGGCGCGTGTGGCGCAAGCATGGCGGCGAGGAAGTCTTCGGCGTCGCGCACTTTCTGCTTCGTGAAAAAGTGGGCGCGCCCATTCCGCACAAATACGCCCTTTTGCTGGGCGGTCGCCGTCGGCGGCACGATGTCAAGTTTCACGCGGATCATTTCGCACCTCTTGCCATTCAAGGACTACCCTTTTCAACACGACGACCTCGACGTTTCGGAATGTCCGTTTAATCCGTCGGGCCGATTTCTTCGCTTCTTTTACGTCGTGGTAAATCTGCTGAAACGGAATGAATACCCCAACCCGCGTTTTTTGAGCGCAACAAAACTCAATCATGCCGCACCGCCTTTCGCTTCTATCCGTTCTATGTAGTGAACGGCGTCGGTGAGCGTGTCGCACTCCGTCACGCTCGTCAGCCTGTCGTCGTTCTTGGAAACGTGCCAACGGACATGGCCGACGATCCTGTCGTAGCCGTAGCAAGTTATAACGTACCTCCCGTCGAAGTCGTACCGTCCCGCTTCGATCTTCACCAACTTCGGGTGTGTGAATTTGCCGCCCCTCATTCCGCGCCGCCTTTCTCCTTCATCTTCGGCATTTCAAACATGGGGAAGTTCACGCCGTTGACCCTCATGTACGGCTGGACGATCTCAAAGCGGACTCGGTAGAAGTCGCCGCGCCAGCCCGGATAAGGGCAAGGCCCGACGTCGATTCCTGTTGTCTGTACCAACAGGCGCGGGCCGTCTTTCATGTAGCCGATCTGAAACAGGATAAAGCGCGGCGCGTTGTCGTCAACCCACGCCCCGATCCGCTTCGTCCAATACGGCTTCACGGCGCGGTATTCCGTCCGCTTCTCGCCGTTCCAGATTTTCGCAAACCACGCCCGCGTAAGCGGCAACACAAGGTCGGGTTTTATCGCTTCGCTCATTTCGTGCCGCCTTTCGTCATGTTCCAGAATTTCGCCGCCGTCTCTACGTCCTCGTACCATGCCGTCGCCGCGCCGCAATTATCGCAAACGATCCTGACTTTCCCGAATGGGGCGACACGAGGCGAATGTGGTGAAATGTCGATCCATTCCTCAACGCCGCGACGTGGGCAAGCGCAACAGGCCGGAAGTTCGTCGATCCTCATTCCTCGCCGCCTCTCTTCAGCGCGTCGTTCAGCCTTTTCGAGATATACGGGCCGAGGTCGCGTTCAAGTTCGCTGATCTTCTCCGCGTCGAAACCTTCACGCGGTGAAAACGTGACGACGGCTTGGGCGTCAATGGCGGCAATGCCGTGCGCGTCATTCGCGTAATTGATGTCGATATAGATATTCACGACGCGCCGCCTTTCTCTACTATCTCAATCGTCGAAACGACGGCCTTCTCGATCTGGTAGCGCAGTGATCCATTATCAACGCAACGGATCTCGCCACGCTTGCCGAGCATGAGTTCCGCCGAAATGCACACGACGGGGTAGCCTGTGTTCGTCTCGATTGTCTGGCACTTGAAGTCCATGACCGCGATTTTCATTTCTTCTCTCCTTCGTGAATAATCACGCCGCCCTCAAAGCCGCCGCCGATGCCTTCCTTGAGGCATTTGTAAATCTCCACGCCGCAGTTGCGAACGCGCTGACCGTCCTTGCCGTTGAAGTAGTAGTTGGAGCGCAGACGGATGGTTTTCTTGCCGCGTTCGTCCTTGCCCTCGTCGATGTTGATGATGATTCGCATTTGTCGTCCTTTCTGGTGGTTGGTTTTACAGACCGAGGCTCATTTGCCCCGGCTGAAATTTTGTCCGCGTAGGTCGCGGCGGCGGATTCCTCCAACGGTCGATCACCTCCGCAAGTTCGGCAACCGTGCCGCGCCCTCTGTCAATCCGCGAAATGATCTGCAGGGCGACGCGCTTCGGAATGGTAGGCATTATTAGCCGTTCAAACGCGCAAAGAAACTCAATCCCGGCAAGATCGCGGTCGTCGCCCCGTCCGAATGTGAGCGCGTCGAGCCGCGTTTCCTCTGTAATGTTTTCCGATCCGCCAACACGCAAGCCAGCCGTCTTTATGGCGTAAATCACCGCTTGAGCCGTTGATACCATTTTACTCGCCCTCCGCAAAGTCGAAAAGCGGCGTATCGTTTTCAAGCCGCCGCCGGATCATCCGGCAATAACTCTCCTCCTGTTCGATCAGAACGGCCCGCCGTCCCGTCACTTTGGCCGCGACCCCTGTTGCACCGCTTCCGGCGAAACAGTCACACACAAGGTCGCCGGGCCGCGTCGAGGTCTTTATCAGGTCGGCCAGAAGGTCGACGGGCTTTTCGCAAGGGTGGCCGCAACGCGCCGCAATCGGCACAACGTCGTAGCGCAACACGTCTGACTTCGTGCGCGGCTGCGCGGAGTGCGGGCGGCGCAACGCCTCCCATTGTTCGCGGAGTTCCGCCCACTCTCCCTTGAGGCTCTGGTACTCCGCCTTTAGTGAGGCATACTCGCGGCCCAGGGCCGCGAAATCGCGTGTCTGACACGCGACGACGCCGGGCCGTAGGTTCGCGTTCAAGATCTCGCGGAGGTGTCCGTACATTTCCTCGGTCGGCAATACGAACTGATGGCCGCTGAAATAGTGTCCGCAAATCGGGCCCTTGCCGGTTCGTTCCTTCATCAGTCGGCACACGTCTGCAACGGTCAGCGTCGTCTTCGCAAGTTCGCCGCGCATGTACTCGACCAGCGGCTTCATCTTCTTGTCATGCTCCTTCTCTTCGCGCAAGTGCCACGCACGTTCGGCGGTCTTTTCGTCGGTCTTGCCGGTTGTCATGCACTCGCCGAACAACACGCGCTCCGTCTCCGGGAAGAACGTCCGGAGCGATTCGGGGTGCTGCTTGTTTACGCGGCTCTGATTCGGCAACGCGCCGGACTTCGTCTTAACCCACACCAGTTCTTGAAGCGGCATGAACCCCGCGCGGGTGTACTGGTTCTGCGCGTTGAAAAATTGTCCGGGATGTGCGAACACGTAGAACGCGCCATTTGTCTTCATGGCCGGTCGTGCCGCCGCCAGCATTTCGTCGATGAGTTCCGTCGGGTCGCCCTTGTCCCACTCGATGTCCGCGTCCGTGAACTGGTCGCTCTCGACGCTGATTCCATACGGCGGGTCGGTAAGTAGCAACGCGACGGATTCGGGCGCGAACTCGCGCAGGACTGCGCGACAGTCTCCCTTGTACAACGTCACCGCCTTGCTTTGGTAATATGGGTCAATCATGCTTTTCTCCTTTTGAGCGCAACGCGCAGAATTTCCATGCCGTAGATGAACGCGACGGCGGCGCAAAGCGGCACTTGGCCGTTGCCGAGTGTCTCTATTCGCTTCGTGCGGTGTTCCTTCCGCGTCGTGATTCGCGGCATGAGTGGCGGCAACCATTCCGCCGGGTCGTCGGAAAGGTCAAGCCACGCCAATTCGTCGAGGCTCGCCTTGTCAATATCCGTCCAGCCATACGGCCAGCCCATGAGCCATTCCACCCAGTCGGGATTCAGCAATCCCACGTTTGCCTGTGCCGGGTCTTTGCCGCCCGTAAGGTGCGACGACATGGCGCGGCATTCTTCGGGCGTCTGACGCCCGATTTCCTCAAGGTGTTTGAGTTTCGCGAATGAGCCGGAACACCCGCCCATTGTCTGCGTTCCGACTGTCGGGTAAAGGTGGCTTTTCGTCTTGCCGCGTGCGACGGCGTAGTTCAAGCCGTCACGGTCTTTCTCCATACAAACAGGCAGTGCGGCGTGTGCCGTAGGCGTCGGCCACGTGGCCGATTTCGCGCCCGCGCCCTCGATGTATCGGCCTCGCGCCCTCGCCGCCTTGCGCGAATTGCTCCCGCCGTCAAGCCCCACGCAGGTTGGAGTCGGCCCCGTGGCCGAAACTGCGCCCGCCCGCTTGACCGCCGTGTCAAGGCCGTCGCCGCTCTTGCCGCCGTATTCCGATCGGTTGCCGTTGCCCTTTGCGGTCACGGTCGGCCACGGGGCCGATTCTGCCGCCGCTTCAATCCCCGCGCCGGAAAGTTCCCCAAAAGCGGTCGCGCCTGTGTCTTGCACCCACGGCGGCAGCTGAAAGCACTCCCCACGCACCATCATACCCCAACGCGGCCATGTCTGCGAGTACGTCGCCAAGTCCCCTTGAAACAAGAAATGGGGAATTTTCCACGAATACGAAACGGGGTCGAATTTCGCGAATGATACGCGCATATTCCGCCCAAAGTCCGCTTCTCTCTCCGCGTATGCCCGCGCCTTTTCCCGCGCATGAAATATCCTGACACGGAAAGCCCCCGGCAATGACAACCTCGTCGCGGCGTTCGCGTAGGTCTGCGAACATTCCGGCGCACTCTGGATTGTCGGCGCGGAAGGTTCGCACGTCGTCCCATATCGGCAAGCCGGGGAAGCGCGCCGCAAGCACCTTTTGCTGGTACGGCATGATTTCGACGGCGCAGACTGGTTGGATTCCGTCGATGATGTCCGCAAGGATTCCGCCGCCGCCCCCGGCGAACAGATGAAGCGAGTATTTTGGTTTGTCCACATTGTCGTCCTTTCGTTCGTTAAAAATGCCGGGCGCGTCCGTCCCTTTGCGGATCACGCCCGGCGGCACTCAAATCAGAACGGCAAGTCCTCAACGTCGCCCGTGCCGTCCGCCGCCTCTTGCGCCGCTTGCGCGTCAGCCGCCTGTATCGCGTTCACCACGTCCGCCCAATCGCTGATGGTGTACGTCTTCGACGGCTTGCCGGGTTTCAGCTGCTTGCAAAACGCCGCGAAGCCCGCCTTGTCGTCGCCGTGGTTCTTCGCCCATTCCTCAATCGCGGTCGCCGCCGTGCAACCGAGGACGGGCTTCTTCTCCGTCGAAGCGGTCGCGCCGCCGCCCGAGCCGCCGATCTTCTGGAGGCCCATGCCGATAATATCGACAAAGTACCGCCCGTCGTACTCGCGCCCGTTCAGGACGTAGGGGATTATCACGCAATCGCCCTCGGCGACGCCCTCAAGGTGGCTCGTACCCTCCTTCTGGAAAGTCACCTTCAGCGGGTTCGGAAATTTGTAGCCCGTCTCGACGACGACCTCGCGTTTCCAGAACGTCCCGGTGTTGTTTCGCCATTCGTCCAGCACGGCAAGCACCTTGCCGCGAATTTCGGGCTTCGGTCGCCCTGTGTTTGTCTGTTCGCTCATGTCTTTTTCCTTTTTCGTTTAGGTCTCGGGCGTGGGGCTTTAGCCCCATTTCCCCGTTCCCTTGGTTTTAGATGTGAAGGAGTTCTTCGTAGCGCGTCGGCCAACGGTCGGCGGCGCGGCACTCCAGCAATTCACGCATCACGGTATCGTTTCCGGCTCCGTACTTGCCGGCCTCGGCCACGTTGCCGTCGTTGAGGGTCAGTTCCGAAATCTCGGCCACGGCCACGCGGTACGGCTCCTTCTTCTCGACCGCGATCAAGTACGCCCGGATTCGCGGCCCGGCGTAGCCCGCCAGTTCAAGGACGCGCTTGTAGAACGCCAACTGCGTGACATAGCCGAAGTCGCGGATGTCGAACGGGAAGCGGTCAACGTCCGCGCACGTCTTGAGGTCGGCTATGATCCCGCGTTCGGGATCAAACCAGTCGAGCCGCGCCTGTACGGGTTCGCCGTCCCATACGGCGCGAACGGTCGCCTCGGCAAAGCCAGCCGAAAGAATGTCCGCCGCTATCGGGTGCGCGTGTACCGCGTTCGAAAGTTTGAGCATGAGCGCGTGGTCATCGCCCCCGATTACCGGGCGCGTCTGGAGTTCGGCCCAATCCTTGAACGCCTTGGTTTCGCGTCCGTAGGGCTTGCCCGTCTTCGGGTTCGTCGGGCCGTCGGCGACAAGATATTCGGCGTCGAATTTGTCCGCGCCCTCGATCGTGAGGACATGGACGGCGCGGCCCATTTGGAACGCGGCGGTGTCGCCCTCGACGATCTCGCCTGTGATATGCTTGTGGTAGAGGGCCGGGCAACGCCGAAAAAGATTCAGGCGGTGCGAGGTCGTGTACTGGTTTTCCTTCGTCGCGGCGTGGTATTCCTCCGCCGGAATGTCGAGGAGATATTCGGGTCTGTTCATTTGTTTTGTCCTTTCGGTTGCGTGGTTCAGTCCTTGAGCCACTTGAAAACGATTCCCAACGATTCGCCGTATTGCCGCATTTTCGTAAGTGCGCTCCGTTTGCCTGTAAGCATGAAGCGGAACGATTCGACAGGCTCGGCGGTCGGCGTAGGTTTCGCCGCCGGTTTCGGTGCGGGCGTAGGCTTCGCGGTTGCTGCCTTGTGCTCTTCCTCGGCACGGCGTACCACTTCTGCTTGCCGTTCCTCTTCCAGCCGCTTCTGCTGTTCGCGGTAGCGGGTGACGGCTTCGATGGCTTCGGTGGAAGAGAAGTGGCGGCGTAGTGCGTCGGTGGCAATCGTCCGCACTTCGACGGGGCAGTCGGCGAACAGTCTGGCGACGACTTCCTCTTCGTGCTTGCACCGTTCAAGTTCGGCGTCCATCGCCGCCTGTATCTTGGCGTCGGTCGCGCCCTTGTTCAGCCAGTTGCCGACGGTTGCTTCGCTTGTGTTCACGGCGAAAAAGTCGGCATAGTGCAGCAGGGTCTTGTTTGCCCCGTAATGCTCCATGCGCTCATTCCAAAGGTCGCGCAAGCGATCGCGTTTGCGGCCCTTGATCTTGGCTTCGCCCTGCGCCGCGTTCGTGCGAAGAAGGGTGGCGGCGTTGTGGAGGTCGAGTTCGTACTTCTTGCACTTCTCGACTATCGCCTCAATCGGCGCAGCCCATGCTTTCGTCCATTCCTTGCGCTTCTCGGCGATGGTCTTTTCGATCTTGGCAATCGTCGCGGCCTGTTTCTTCGCGTTGTCGCAGTCGGCTATATTGTCAACGTCAACGACGAGCGATCTTGCGAAGTCGCACCGCTCTTTGATGTATGGCGCAAGTTCGTCGAGGTTGCATTCTATGAGTTTCGGAACGGCCGAAATGTCGGTCGTTATCTGTGGTGTGAACGTTTCTGCGTTCATGGTGTTTCGTCCTTTCGGTTTTGGTTGGTTGGTTTACCTGTTCGCGGGGTCGGCGCACTTGCGCCTTGTCGCGTTCAGAAGTTCGTAGTTGCTCATGGCGCGGGCGCGTTCGGTCGCCTCGCGTTCCGCGTGGTCACACCATGCCGCGAAGTCGCGGTCGGCTTTCAGGGCGCGGCGGCTCTGGTATGCCATGCCGCCCGTGAACGCCGCGCCCAATGCGGCAAGCGCAACCGCAAGCCACACGGCAACGGCAAGCCACGGAAAGCCGCACTCGTCGCCAATGGTCGCCGCCTCGCGCTCGGCGCGTTCGCTCTGCTTCCGTTTCGCTTCCTGAATGTCGCGGATCATGATGTCGTTGATGGTCATCGTGCGTTGTTCTTTCTCGTTGTCCCGATCCCGACAAGCCGTTCCACGTCCTCGCGTAGCCACAAACGGCGGCTCCCGATCATCTGGGGCCGGGCGTCGTTCGGGTTGATCTCGCCCTTGGCGGGCGTCGCAATGCGCCTCTGCAGCGTCTTCACGCTGATTCCGAAAAACGCGGCGACGTCCGCGTCGAACATGACGCGCGGGTCGGTCGGCTTGGCTTTGGGTCGCGTCATTGTCAGCCCCTCTTGCGGAGGTTCTTCCTCACGAAACAGGCAACGGCGGTCGCGTCGGCGGTCGCCCCCGTCTCGTCCTTCATGGCGTCCAGTTCGGCGCGTTCAAAGCGCGTCAATACCGGGACGGTCTTCGGCTCAGCCTCGGCGGGCGTCGCGTCCGCGCTTGCCGTCTGTTCGTTCTGGTCTGGTCTGTTCATCTTCTCGGTTTTCCTTTCGGTGGTTGGTGGTTCAAGATTTGCCCGGCGTTTCTCATCACCGCGCCGGGCGGCGGTGTGTGCAATTCACTCGGCGTGGCTCGGCGCGGGTAGCCCTCTTGCCCCCACCGCGCAACGTGCGCCTTCAGTTCGATCACGGCGAGGGCCTTGTTCAAATGCCGCCCGCACTCGTCGGTGTTGTTCGGCTGATTCGCAAGGGCGGCCGCCGCCCCGCTCTCGATCTCACGCAACGCCGCCCGCATCCTCTCGTTCGCCCATGTCATAATGCAAGCCCCAGATTCATCTTTTCCACAACGTCGCCGCACAATTCCGTGGTGATGATCGTTCCCCGGTTCGTCGTCACGGCGCAGCCGATTTCATTGCCGCCGTCGCGTTCGTTGAACACGGGCGCAACGCTCAACACTTGCGTCGGGTTTACCCATATCGGTTCGCCGTTGCGGTGTGTGAGTTTTACGAACTTTGCCATTGTCACGCCCTCCGCTTTGCTTGCCGCGCCTTGTCGTCGAGCGCAAGCCAACGCCGCGCCACGCGCCGTTCCTCTGCCGTGCCGTTCGCCGCCAGTCTTTCGATCTGTGGCCGTGCCGCGTCGATCTCCTTCTGGAGCGCGGCGCGTTCCTTCTCGATCTCGCGGCGGCGGGCTGCGATTGCCCTCGCCAGTACCGCCTGTGCTTTCGTCTGCTTCATGGTTTGTCGTCCTTTCGTGGGTTCGTTGTACCCGCCGGGGGTCAAAAAAATTGCCCCCGATGCGGGCCGTCGTTTAGGTTCGTTGTACCTCTTCCGTCAAAAAAAGAGAGAGCAACAGGCAAAGCGGAACGTTCACCGCTTTTGCCCTGTTCTCCCACTTGACGTAGGCCGTCGTGTCCATTTCAATCGTCAGCACGTTCTGGGCGACGATTACCTCGATTCGCTTCTTCATCACTTCACCCCTTTCTTCGACTTCCGGGCCGTGCGCTTCGCCTCGTTCGCTTCCATGTAGGCGTCGGCGCGTTGCTTGTCGGCAATCGTGAAGGGATCGTCGCGCACCTCTGCTTCGAGAAATTTGGCGATGTGTGTCGTCACTTTCTCGCCCAACTCGGCGGCGCGGTTTTCCCACTTCACCCGCGCTTTCGCGTCGAGGCTGATGGTCGCAGCCACCTTGTCTATCGCGTAATATGGCATTTTGTCGCTCATCTGTTTTCGTCCTTTCGTTTGCCCTATTGGGGGCTTTGTGGCGCGTATTATATTAGGTTCGTTGTACCTTGTCAATAAGCATTGATAAACTTTTTTTAATTTTTTATATCGTTGCTTATGATTGTATATCAAGGCCTATTTTTGTATAATTGCCGCCCAAAAGAAAGGACACTATGAAAAAACTTTTTGCAATTATCGCGCTCGTTGCGCTTGCCGGTTGCTCCAGCACGTCCCAAAAGTGCGAAACATTCGCGCAGATGGAAACGCCGTCAACGAACGAGGACACGGTTTCAGCCGGTCACAAATTCAACAAACTTCTCGGCACGTCGTGGGAACGCGGCAAGGGTGAAGGTGTGCGCGTGTACTTGCCGACGGACAGTTGGGGCGACGGCGTTTCTCGCTCGATTGCGTGGCGGTTGTGTGAGTTCGACGAAAACGGCCAACTCCAGAAAATCCACGCGCAAACGATACGGACTGAATCGGTGAATATGTCGCAACTTTTCAGCGGCTCCAAAAAATAACGATTTCCCTGCCGTGGGTGCGGCGGGGGTTTAAGACAAAACTAATACACAAGCCGAAAGGGTATGGGGTGGAAGGATTCGGACAACGCACGACAGTCCGCAAAAATGCGGGTTTGTCTCTGGCCGTCCTTGGCCGTCCTTGCATTGGTGCAAGATGGCATTGAGAAGGTCAGGGGTTCGACTCCCCTTATCTCCACCATCATAGAGATGCGTTCCGCCCATATGAAACAAGGGTTGAACGCATTTTTTGTTTTGACGGATTCTAGTTTCATTCCATGGAAAATTCTAGAGGCACTTGCAAAACCTCTATGAATTCGGGGGATAAATAACGGATCAAAGACCCTGAATCAGGTCGCCGAGATGGCGCATAGGCTCGAGGA